GGCGCCAAAATTGAAATCATTCGGCTCACCATAAGAATCGATTGGAAAATAATTATATGAATATTCAGGTAGAACCTTCATAATTTCAATATCATCGGGCAACGCAGAATCCAATAAAGCTACATTAAAATCTCCGTAGGTGTAACCCGGAACTGGATGGTCTTTCTGCTGTATAATCTGTCTAGATATTGTAGTGTTATTTCGTGTTACAAAATATATGGTATCACCCACATTAAGATGATAATCTGCATGTTCAACAAAAAGAATATGTCTTGGCGTGATAGCGACACCGGCTCTCCGATTGCCAGATCTGCTATTCCATGGTGATATGGCTGTTATGCCTTTAATATCTTTCGCCCAACATTCTTCATTTCTAACAAATGACAGCTCGGCATTATAGGATTCTTGAGTATATAAATCTTTGGTTGTATCACTTGATGTAAGTCCTGCAACTCTTTTCAATATATTTCTTCCTGTATCTTGTACTAATGTGATTTCCGTGTCAACAAAAGCAGAAACATTATGAAGAATCCTTTGAGACATTAAAAGATTATCGTCTAAAGAATCTCCAATCACCCTATTTTTGAATTCGCTAAAACCATCAGAATCTAGGAATTTTGTATCCTGTAAATAAGTATCCCGACCTCTTAAAAGATGATTACCACCATCAGTAATAATATAATTAAGAACCACTTCTATGAATAGATTAAATCTATCTTCATCGAGGTTTTTAATAATAAGTATATTGAGAAGCACATCAAGTGGTACCAAACCAAATTGGAAAGTGGGAGAGTGATATCCTTCATTGAAAGAATATCTATCTACTGTTGTGAGAAGTGCAGGTGGCACCAAACCCCTCATCCAGTCTAAATCATCCCTGTCTATTACTTGATATGGATAGTTATATATTTTTGGATCAAAGTCATCGGTCAAAACATATTTTCTGGTAGTTTCATCAAATCTGATATGTCTACCAATCCATTTATTAGTTCTCACCATCAAGATGGCAATGATTCCAAAGAATTTAAAACCTGCAGGGTGTACAAGATTAAGGAAATTACTTTTCCAGTTTTCAACAGGTAGAGCAGATTCTATAACATAAGAGAAATTCTGCCAAAAGTAACTATCTTGAATTTTATCTCTACTAGATGGGAAACCCTTATCATCTAAATACCTATTGATATTTGTATCATAATTACCCTGTGATGGCGCAAAGAGAAATTCCTTTGGATAACTAACTACCACTGCCTCATCATAAAAAATCTTGAAGAATGTTAAAATACTATCCCTTGAACCTTTGGTCAAATAATACTTTACAATTTTCTTATATAAAGATACTCTATCAAATGCCACCGCATCAGGCACATTCATAGCAACTTCTTTTTGAATAGAATCCAAATATTGAAGAGAAGTTTTATCAATGTCTTGTTCTACAAGAATATTATTTATTTCTTGTGATGGAAGACCATCAGTATTTAAATATGTATAATAATCTTCTAGAAGATCAATGAAATTTTGTGCGCCTTCTCTAAGGTGAATAGGTATTAAACTGTTCACAGTATTCGGCTCCGTGGTCGCCGCACGGGCTTGTGCTATAGGTACATCCATATTAATCTTGTCTATTAAAGGTTATGTAATCTGATGCTCCAGCCGCGCCTGAGATAGATACGGTATCTTTATCAGCTACAACTATTGTTTTATCCGCATCCAATTGTAATAATGTATTTCTCTTAGCAACAATGTCACTCGAAGCAGGAGAAGCATATAATTTTATTTTAGGTCGATCATCAGAAAAGATAGGAGAGAAATTAATCTCACCTGTCAATGGATTTAGAGTTCCAATATTACTATCAACCTTGACTTCATTTCTTTGTGCATCAAGTCTATATGTGTAAATTCTTCTTTCACTAGAATTAAGTTTTTCATCAGCTAATCTAACATTGAAACCACTCTGTTTGAAAACATCGCTTGATAACATTGAATCGGACTGATCAATATCTCCATCAAGTTGTAGATTAAAAGCAAAAGTTGAGGATACATTTTTAACTGCATCAAGATCAAGGTTCTTATAAACATAAACTCTAGCCAAAGAACTTATGATAGATATATCCGTAAGATCAATTTTTGTTAATAGATTTGAGTGTCGGAATACAACATTAAATTTCTTTAATTCATCTTCATTAAATGTTCGCAGTGTATCCTTCACTTGGGTCTGAATCTCAGATTTGTTTAAAGTAGTCTGATTAGAATTATATTTAAAGATAATCTCAAAATAGATGTAAGTATATTCTGGGTCTACAATACTTGTTGATGTGGATGCAACATTTTTAGATTTTAATAATTCACTAAGTTCTAATTTTTGAGAAGAAGTAAGTGTCTCAGCATTATGTGGCTTCACCGCAACAAATACATCACCGTATCTAGGTGGAACATTGTCTTCTCCACCCCAAACAGAAATAATTTCAGCGGGCTCATAATCTCTATGAATGAGTGCCATGTAATCATCAACTGTTACACCTCTCTCTTGTGATATGAAAGTAAGTGGTGCATTGAAACGAACAGAATCAATGGATTCTCGCTGAGCTCCACCAGTTGATTTTGTATTCAGAGTAATTGATTTAGGTGTGATACCACTTGTTGCCCAAGTAAATGTAGTTGCATTATTCGCAGCCTCACCTGATGTGCTGATATACTCAAGTTCAATTATATTCTGTCCAAGTGGTTCTTTTCCATAGATATTGTTACCAAATTCAATCTGATGATTTCCATCTGAAGTCTCGCTTATGAAATAGATTGCACTATCCGATTCGATTGAACTAAATGTTGTAAACCTTGAATAGACCGTAAAATTATTTGTATTATCATTATCAAATAATTTAACCTTTAGTGTAGAAATATCAGCAGTATCATCCTTGAGAATATACTGTTGATTACTGTTCAGAAAATCTCTAACAATAAATCTTTGTGATTTTAGAATACCTTCGAAGAATTTAACCGCAGTAAATACATATTCATTATTACCATCTAAAGTTGCTTCGTGATCATCCAAGGTTATAAAGGAGTATGTTATACCATCGATCTTTGATGTAACCTTTGATAGTGAAGGAAGTGTATAGGTAGCTGCATTATCATTAATGGAACCAGGAATGACAATATCCAATGTACAATAAGGAGATAGAATACTTTTTGGAATATAAGAAAGCAGTTTTGCTCTTGAGACAACGTTCTGTCTCAACTGTGCCGAATCAAGAAATGATTCATTGATCGCAGTATGAGCATGGATAGCATTGTAGTGCGTATTATACGCCAGTATATCCATCAATGTGTTGAGACCTGACCCTTCAAAGTCATAATCTTTATATTTTGAATCGGGTAAGGACTTAAAATGTGTGATCAAATTTTCTTTGATCTTATCAAAATCCAGTTCTGTTACATTAAATTGTGTTGCCATTTATCTTATTCTTTCTAGGTAGAATTCTATTTCTTGTCTTATTTGAGAAAAGATAACATTGAATTTTATATTTATTAAATATTCATTCCTCTCAGAGTTATCTAAAACTTCAACTTGTACACCGTTTGCTCTGCTTTCATGTTCTTTAAGGACTCTATATATTTCATCCTTTATTGATTCCTTAGTGAAGGCATCATTATTCTCAAATAAAAGCCCTGTCACACCACTTCCAAGAGTAGGTTGGAAAGGTCTTTCCATAAAATTAGTCATCACCAAATTCTTAACAGAAATCTTTACAGCATCAATATCTTTAACCACAGTCAAATCCTTTGTATTTGGGTGTATGGTAAGATTCAATGGTATGTCTGAATAAATTCTTTTTCTTCCAGCTCTGGAATTACTGACATTATCTGAAAAGTTATTAAGCATTATGTATTATTTATATATTTTATGTATGAATGATATTCTAATTAAGGAAGATATTCGGTGCAGTTGTTGTCTGATTACCACCGTAAGATTCGGTTACAGTACCACCAGTAGTCTGTTTCAAAGTCTTGCCTATGTTTTCTTCATAATAACCACCAACATTTGTGATCACATTTCCATCAACCTGAATATTCCAATTACCTTTAATGTATGTTGAACAATTAGCATCAACGGTGAGATTACAGTTTCCTATAACATTCACATTTCTATTTTTGACAACAACCTGAAAATCATTTCCGACAATTACACTTGTTTCATCGCCAACTGGTGTGATTTCTCTATACGTACCTGTTCTATGAATCGTTGAGATTCTTTCTTGACCTGGTGTGCAATCAACTTCAATGATGTGGGATGCTTCATCTGCATCATCTTTCTTCTCATAAGATAAAACATGATTGGCAGGATATACAGGTGCAACAACCTCATCGATTGGCGGAAATTCCCAATCATTTTCGTGCGCAGCATTTGCGGTTGGAACTTTATCATGTTCATCTCTCAACTCTACTTTCTTTGTATATGAGAAAGCCTGTTTATAATTAATTTCTGACGTTGTCTTAGCCGCTCTTGGTGTTTCGGGTATATCTAATTTTTCTGGTACTGGATATCTCTCATCAGGGTCAGTAAATCCATATTGATAATCAACCGCACTTGATTGACTTGGAATCGAACCCATGATCACAGGATCCTGCGCATTAGAACCGTCTCGAAAGAAACCAACTACCCAAGAACCTTGATAAAGTCCTGTGGCAGATTGACCACTCTCTGTCATAGATGCAGATGTTATCGGTACCATTGGAGTTGCCCAAGGTAATTTATCTGTTGCGATTCCCTCTTCTTCTTGCTTATTCTTTGTATGATAACCGTAGCATCTAACTCGACATCTACCCATCTCTAACGGATCATTGATATCCTCAACCACTCCTGTGAACCAGAAAAAGGTTCCACCATTGTATATAAAATTTTCTGTGTTCATACCGTTATATTAAATCCATCTCTTTTTATTCTCAGATTAGTATAATATTCACCATTTTCAAAATTATGAACAGCTGATGTGATTATATATTTACCTGACATATGTTTATCATGTTCACCGCCTTGAGAATTTTGTGTCTTATCTCTTTCTCTCGGATCAATCGCACGTGTGATATTTAATTTAATTACAGTACCAGCGTTGAGTTCTAGATCACCAAATAATTTGATATCGTGTGTAGTTGAATCAAGTAGTTCTAAATGTGCTTTTGTTCTTCCTTCAGAATCTTTTTTCATTTCATTATAATTCTTATCGATACCTTCAAAAGAAAAAGCATTAATAGATGTGAATTCACAATGCG